GTCTATAACTTCTGTAATCTCAATTCCGTGGGTACGTGCTAGGCCTGCAAGCTTATTTCCACTTGGAAGTTTCTCACTTTTTTTCCAACCCTCTCGAATATCTTCTGCAAGAGTGTTTCCTGATAATTGTTTCTGATAACCTTTTATTTGCAGTGTTTTAGCTAATTTATCAAGTGCATCTTTGTCTGCAGTCATATCTTTTTCGATATCAGCTTTAGTCATCATTAAGCCAACTGCTTCTCTAATTTGTTCTGGTTTGTCTAGACGTTTGCTAGTTGTTTGAATAGCTTGATTAATTAACTTACTCCAGTCAGCATGTTTAAGTGAGCCTGCTTCTGTTGTAGCGTCTTGAACTAAAGCACTTGCATCTATTAACGCGTCACCTACTGCAGTTTTCTTAGCTTTGTCATAGCCCATTGTATCTAAATATTTATTAAGTTTTTTTGTTCTAGCTGCCTTAGCTTCGGCTGCTAGTTCCGCTGGTGTTTTCTTTTTTGGCTCTGGAATATCCGGGACACTTGGTCCTGGGTCTCCACCTGGTTTCATTATGTTGGTCGGAGGAAGTTTCTTTTTCGCTCGTTCTGCTTCCCATTTATCTTGATCCCATATCCAATCAGGTACAGCAAGGTCGGCAGCTTGTTTAACAGCTTTCCATCCAAGACCTCCAGCTCCCTTAGCAGCTTCGTACGTTCCTGGAGCGTTATAAGCAGCAAGAACACCAGTGGTTGTCCACCCTGGATTTTCTTTAATTGCTTGACCCCAAATTTTTGGATTCTTTGCAATTTCTTTTGCAGAATATGGGGCCGGTGTATATTTAAACGAAGCACCTGGATGTTGTGTGACTGCAGGGTGTCTAAATTTTGCTGTAGGTTTGATATATTTCCAAGCTTTAGAAACATACGGTAGAGCTCTTGCTGCACCTTGTAATGCAAAATTCCAGAAATGATGTTCCCTGCCATCTGTTTTAGGATAGACAGGATTACCTACCAGCGCAGCTGCTCTGCCACCGTTTCTCATACCATGCATGATCCCTTCTTTAATGGGGCCACCGTATCTGAACATTGGTCTATTTAAAATTCTCATAATTTTTCCTACGCTGTTTTGCCCCATGGCATCTTAGCAAATAGTCCACCAATACCTAACGCCGTTGAAAGAGCTCCACCCCATGGATCAGCTGGTCCTTGCTGTGCGTATTGAGGTGCTGCCATACCACCAGCAAGACCTGTAATGCCTGAAGCATATTGATTAAGTCTTCCGTACGGTTCGTACGCTGCTGTCTGATGCATCTGTTGATCGGCTGTTAATCTTGCTTGTTCTTGACCTTGTCTGATGGCACCCATTTGTCCCAGTGCCCCGATGTCTTGTCCCATACCAGCTCTTTCAAAATTAGAAAGCCCCATTTGAGCAGCTCCTAATATACCTTGATTTTGAAATGCTTGTTGGGCTGCTTGTTGAGCGTTTTGAAATCCTTGTTGTAATAATCCTGATCTAATACCAGCTCGGTTAGCTAAAGTGTCGCCCATGTATTGGCCGAGCATCGCACCTTCTCTTCCGCCCCCAAAGTTTCCAGAAGCTACTGCTGCATCTTTAATTTGTTGTTCCCCTGCACCTCGAGATATATCATACTGTCTTAAAGTCTCATCAATAACTTGTTGTTGATAGGGAGACTGAAACTGTTGATAAGCGCTTGCTCCTGTTAGTCCTCCTTGAGCAGTAAGAGCTGACTGAGCTTGTGTTAAATATGGTTTATAAGAATCAAGGCCGGATGTAACTCTTCCGATAGCCGATGTTTGTAGAGGATCTTCACCAGCAACAAACTGTCTTCCTGTAAATTTAGTTGTATCAATTGGGACACTATATGTGCCCGTCATTTGCTTGGCTAAATCTGTTCCCGTATCTTGTAAATAACTTGGTAATGCCATTATACTACCCTCGTTTGTAATTGTTCATAGTTGTCATACATTCCTTGAGCCGGATTAGATTCGTCAATTATTTCTTCTGACATAATTTCTTCTCCACCCTCTAGTCCTTGGGACTCTTCAGAAATTTCTCCACCGGCCTCTAAGTTATCCATCATGTTCTGCATAACTTCAGAGCCTCGGCCAATGTCTCCACCGCCTGCATTTCTAACTGCATCAGCTGTGAAAACGAATTCATTTTTACTTAGTCTAGCTGGAACATCGTCCGCTCTTTCTTCTCCACCAAGAGCAACGAAGCCCCCTTCGTCTCTATAATCTTTTTCTTGTCCACCTAGATCCATAAGTCCACCTTCTTGTCTACGTGTTCTTTTATACATGTCCATTGCTCTATAAGGATTATAAGTAATATCCTCATCGTCGTCACCACCCATTTGAAATCCCATTCTTCCGCCTTGAGCTGCCATTTCTCTACCTTCTGCAAGTGCGTCTTCTACTTCAGCCACTCCGCTAGGTCCATGTTTCTCGAACATAAATTTCATTAATTCTTGAATGCTACGTGGTTCTTGTCCGTTATTGTCGTTTCTAAATTCTTCTCTTAATAATTCTAATGATTCTAATTCAAGAGGAGTTACGTCATCCCAATCTGCCATTGGACCTACCCCTATTTCTTTTTCAATGTCTTGTATTTCATCTATGTTATAAGTCTCTAATGGTTGGGTATTTATAACTGCACTACTACCCCATTTAAAACCGGCTCTACCACCTTGTGCCATAGCTTGTGCTTCTTGAATAATACTTAATACAGTTGCTTCGTCTAAACCTGTGACTGCAGCGATTGTTGGATGATCCATTCCTCTTTGAAGCATGTCATGCACCATAGCTTTTTGCTCATCTGTTGCTCCTACTTCTTCCACCACTGTTTCACTAAACTCTTCATTTCCTTGTGGTCCGTGTATAAAATCTGTTTCTTGTTCTACTTCTTCTCCAAACACATAACCTGCTCTACCGCCATTGGCTGCCATCATTTGATTTGGCATCTGACCTTGTTGAGATTGTTTCATAACTAAAATTTTGAATTGTTCGTAAGGCATTGTACCGCCTCTGTTTCTATACTTCATATATTCTGCTCTTAACATTTGTTCCATCTGTGCTTCGGCTGCTCCACCACCATTAAGTAAACCAACTCTTCCGCCTGTGTTATATTCTTTCCATATGTCTGCTGCTGCTTTTTCTGCTACACGTTGGTTCCCAAGATCTCCCGCTAAAGATTCATATCCACTTGTAGGTATGATCGCTGCATTTTCGTCAACTACTTCTTCGTCCCCTCTTCTACCAATCCAATTTTGAAATTTTTGGAATCCAGTGAGTTCAGGTTCGTTCAATATAATTTGGGGGCTATCTGGATCTGTTAGAATTACTGTTCCGTGTTCACCACCTAATGGTACGTCAGCTCTTCCATACCCTCCTTCATGGGTTCCACCGCTCGCTGAAGTGCCGGGAGACATAGGCTGTCCTTCTGCAGTATCCGCTAAAGCTCCTTCAAAAAAACCTTTTCTATGAGCTCTTCCACCATCAGCTGCATAGAATCCCGATTGAACATAATTTGAAGCAGGTAAGAAAGCTAAACTTGGATCTTGGTCTGCTGCTTGTGCTCTAATGTTAGCAATACTTGAAGGAGTGATTGTCCAGTCATCAACTTCTTCTTCTACGTCTTCGTATGGACCATAGCCCATAGCTTTTTGAATGAAGGGTGCTGCAATTAATCCTGCTGCTCCTAATCCGAATGCGTGTTTAGGATTGAACTTTCCACCTGACCATGGGTTTAAAAATCTTCCAAGACCAGTTTTAAAAAAACCTCCCTTTCCAGAACCTTGAACCGGTGAAAATAAAAACTTACCGGCACCTTTAGTACCTAGTCCACTCATCATATTTCTCATCCAACCTTGTCCGGCCATTTTTGAAAAAGGACCTGCTCCCATACCGTGCATACCTATGCCGCCTAATATAGCAGCTCTACCTAATGGACTTTTAGCTACCTTCTTGAGACCTTTGAAAGCTTTCTTAACTAGCTTTCCTAGTCCGTATTGTTGTCTGGGTTGTTGCATTCTTGAAATAGCCATAATTTTGCCTTAAATCTTATACTTACTCTGTTTTACTAAACAAATCAATAGCCGGCATGATTACTCGGACATCTCTTCTAACGTCTTCTTCAGCAATATTAGCTGCTTTTAACGCCTCTTCATCCTTATATATTTCGCCAGTCTTCTTGTTTGATATAGTTGTTATTATTTTATCAGGTTTTAATTCTATCATTAATCTACCGTCTCCTTTTGAATGTTTAAATAACTAATTGTTATGTCTACCCCATCACTCACTGTTCCTGCTGTTGTATAAGACAGAACTGTATTACCTTCTACTATCATGGGGTTGGTTAAAATCTCTACACTAGTTGCAGCCGCTAGCGTTTGAGTATTAATAACCTGAAAACCATTATTAGTAATGGTTATAGTAGGAGTATTGCCCACTGACTTATTTGTTACATGTAATGATTTAATAATATATGTCTCATTGATCAAAGGGTTTTGAGTAGCCACTCCAGTTACTGGTGGAACAAGAGTAGTTCCAAAGAATTTAATAGGTCCTTCGGCCGCGGTACTTGTTACTCCATACATTTTATATATATTAATTACAGCCATTATTCTATAAAGAAGCTTTTTGCTTCTATCTCCTGTTTAACTTCCTCTTGAAAAGAAGTATTTAATTTTGTTATAACACCATCCAGATCCCGGACGAGTGATTGAAAAGTTGATTCCTCGTATTCAGCAGAAGCTCTAGTTAATGATTGTACAATCTTTGCCATTATAAAATACCTACTAGTCCTCCGTATTTCAAACCGTATATAAGATCATCATAAGACAGAGTCTTACCTGGTTGGTTTGGTTGTCCCCATTCCCATTTAACACCTCCCATAACATTTCTGTTACCCATATTATCTATATCACCCCTAAAAAAGAATGGATTGTTATCTGAGCTATAATTTAATCCAAGACCATGTCTATCCAGATCTGTGCCCCCTTGGACATTCCAATTACCTATGTCCTGATCAAATGATATGTTCTCTATATTTTTGTGTGGATCCATGTATACGTTGAGAGGGCCTATCCCTACATTAGAACCAGTTATTCCTTCACCTGTAAAATCTATACCATAATCAATTAGATTATTACCACCGGCTAATTGACCCTCTAACCCAATATCATCGTCTGTTAAAAGATTTTTATTATATAGTCTTGCTTTTAGAGTAGCCAGTTCGAAAGGACTATACGTAGCCTCCACAAAAGGTTGTGTGCTTATTAAATTAGAGTCTAGTGTAAAATTATTTTGATTATTGCCATCACCTTGACCACCTTCAAAACTTGGATGATCGGATTGATATCCTTGCTCATCTCTTCCTACACCGGGACTCCATCCCCCTTCTTCAAATCCTATTCTTCCACCATCTGCTCCTTTCCAGGTCGCGTCTCCGCCAGGTGGGCTACCTACTTGGTTCATACCCTCCTTGTCTCCCTCACTAATTTTTTCAGTAATAATTTCATCCTTACCACCTATGAATTCTCCTAGTTTTTCTTTTCCGCTAGCTATTTTTTCTCTAAGTTTTTTTAATATCCCGAACATGCTAGGAATCTTAGTAGGTGTCCCTTCAATATCCCCTTCCTTGGGATCACCTGTAAACAAACCAGCGTGATCAATATTTTTTCCTTCCCAAGTTTTATAAGTCTTTGTCTGAGGGTCATAGTATCCTTTGACCGGCTTGTTTACCCATGAACCGTACATATTGGCAGGTCCGCCTACTTCCCAAACATTTTTATCAATCATTTTCCAATCGCTCTCATCTAAATTTCCAAACTTTCCGCCAAGGCCGCCTCCGCCGCCACCTTCACCGGTAAATGCACCAGTGTAAGGTATTCCAAACTCCTGGGTGACTTGTTGGGTACTATCCATTGGCATGGGAGCAACTGTATTACTAAACTTGCCTAGTCTGTATTGTTCTTGGGGTATAAAATGATCTCCTTCGTCGTAAATATCTTGGTCTCCCTGGCTGTAAAACAAAACCATTATCCTCTTCTCCCGTCTGGTTGTATGTCCAATCTAAATGTTCCTAATTTCCAATCTTGTGCAGATGAAGTGTTTGCTACCTTAAGCGCGATTGATCTGGCCCTTACGCGAGTGTCCACTTTATCAGTAGATGTAGTAATTGTAAAGCTGGTTGTAGCCGTGCTATCATTTGGAAAATTTTTAGTGAAGAGGCTTATTTCAGTGTCTCCAGTTTGAGAAATAAAATCTGGTATAAATCTTCTTATCTTCATAATGTATTCTCCGTCTCCTCTAAGGTCTGGCATGCCTATTACTTTTCCCTGAGCACCTCTTCGTTGAGTAATATCAAAATCGCCTGAAGTAATATGGGAAGCGATGGCTGTAATGACTCCACCCGCATCCACTTGGTCGGTCCCTGTTTCCTGTTCATAGTATATAGTAGTACCATCCGTGTTACCGGTAACATCATCGGATGCATTATCTGCAGGGTCAAAAGCAGTACCATGAGGTTTATCGAACACTGCGGAATCAGCCCACGCAGTTCTGGCTAATGTACCTGTAGTCCAGATAGGTCGTTTGTGCATTTTGGATTCTACATAACCATATGTTACTACCCTATCAACTACGTCGGATCCTGTACTACAATAAAACCATTGAATTTCTCCAAACAAGTTATTTAATCCGCAGTTAACAAGATCTTTAGGTGTTGAATTAAGTCCATCATAAACAAAGTCTTCTACTAAACACGGCATAGATTTTAATTGACCATCGTAAGCAAAGAAACCATTCTCTGACATCCAGTAGGAAGTACCATCAACTTCAACACATGCATTCTTTCCTAATAATCCACAGTTAGTTCCTGCTTGTTCAAAGGAGAAAGTAAAAGGTTGGCCGACGAATCTCATGAGAAATAAAGCAGTATCGGTCCATACATAAATAGCGTCCCGACCTCTCTTGGCTCCCATGATCATTGATCCGGCTGCGAGTCTTTGTGTTCCAGCTGTGTTAGTTGCTGTAACAGTATAGGCATCAGCACCCGTAATCTCTTCTTGATTAGAAAATCTAATAAACATGTCGTCTTGGGTAGTGGTGTCCCCAATAGTTGTTTCTGTTCCAAAAAATATTAAGTGCCTAGAAGGTGCAGAAACCAATACGTGACGCGAGGCGGTTGGAGCATTCGCAATGATCGTGGCTCTGGTGCCCGGCCCAACAGCTGCATCCCATTCAAAGCAGGAGCCATTATAAATTAATGCAATTAATTTTGTTCCATAGTTATCAAGGACCCATAGGCCAGGAGCAATTGTATAGTCGGCAGAAGAAGGATCGCCCCACGCAACGTAGTCTGTAATATTAGTAACAGTGTCTCCTGCGGTATGAGACGTTTTAGTGGTACCATTAACTTCTCTGGCACCTCCACTTAAGGTATTGGTCCCTAGATCGTTGGCGGTAAAACTTATATCTTCTGACCCAATTCTAATTTCTCCAGATGTAGGAAAAGCAGCAGAGTTAGTTAAAGGGATATCAGTTACGATGTCATTAATGCTAGAAGCAAGAGTAGTTGTTGCTGGCCCTGGAGCAGCTCCAGCCCATAAACCTGTTCCCCAACCATAGCCACCTAGTTGTTGAGCAGGTCCAACTGTATAATAACATAAAACCGAAGCTGAACCACTAGTAGACAAAGGTGTCCCTGCTTCTTGAGTATCCATTGTAATTGTAAAGGTAAGAGAAGTAGGTACGGATGTTACCATAAATTTTTTGCCTTCAAATGTGGCATCAGTAAAAGTTGACCCTACTGCAGTAACCCCGGTTACACTTTCAAACATTACAATGTCATTATCAGTTAAGCCATTAGATCCTGAGGAGGTTACCGTGACACTTGTGGAAGAAGAGGTACTTGTAAAAGTACACCCTGTTAAAGTTGTTCTAATAGGGTGAATATCATAATAAACACCCCCTGAATAAACATATAAAATTCTATTGGTTCCTATGGCTGCGTATTTAACGCCCGTATTATCATCCCAATGATGAAGAGCTCTAGCGGCACCAGTTAACTTATCATCTCCTAACTGTTGCCAGCCTCCTAATTTTTCAGGAGTACCATATCTGAACCTGACATTGTCGCCATCGGTCCATTGTCCTTCGGCGCCGAGTTCTGATACTTGTTTATTAAATCCGGGTAAAAAACCTAATTTTTGTAGCATATAAAACCTTGTTTATGAGGTCTTATATCAGATCACGGTATAATTCAAAGACTTTCTATGTGTCCTTTATCTTCAACTTGCTTTATTTAAATTCTTTTTATAGTATACATCAGTTATGAATATCATGAAAGCCAGAATAGTATGGTTTCCCGCTAAGCTTACTACCATCAATTTTGATTATTTACAGAATAATGATTCTATTAATTGGGAGGAACCCCATGAGACCCAGCATCTTAAAAATGTCAGGGAGTATATGAAAGAAGATGGTCTTCTTTTTCCTGGAGTCATTCTGTTTAATCCTCAACAAAAAAAAGATGAAATTCACTGTGGTCATTTTAGATTTAAAGTAGCCGAAGAAATGGGGTATGATGGGATTGAAGCGTATCGCGTTAATCATCCTAGGGACGTACTCTATTTGACAGCCTTCACTCAAACATGTTATAAGCACTATATAGAATTAAAGAATTTGAAAAATAATCATCGACCAGAACATAAATTTTTATGACATGTGAATCCTTAGAAGAAGCTAAAAAATATCACATTCAAAATCAATCTCACTGGACCGGAGAATCTTTAGGAGAATACAAGCACCAGGTCTGGGACGTTATTCACAGAAAAAATATTAAAACTGTTTTAGATTATGGATGCGGCAAAGCTAGTTTTCATAAGCTCCTATTTAATAATCCAAAAACACCGGGAGCCCCGAACATACAGATTACAGGGTACGATCCGGCTTACCCTCCTTTCTCTAATAAACCCACGGGAAAATTTGATCTAGTTCTATGCATTGATGTGATGGAGCACATCCAAGAAGATCAAATAGACAATGTACTGAAAGACATATTCAGTTTTAGTGATAGAATATTTATCACTATTTCTTGTTACGAGGCGACACAAACTTTATTAAATGGTAAAAACGCCCATTATACTATTAAAGAACCTGAGTGGTGGAAAGAAAAACTGAAGCCCTATAATGGAAAATATACAGCTACTTTTCAAACTCGACCAGAGCGAGGGGGAAAAATTATAAACAAAGAAGAATGGAATCCTAGTGCGGAGACTCTTAAAAAATTAGAAAAAAATCATAAGACATTAGATGCCGCCCAGAAAGAAAAAGCTATATCACTTTATGTCTAAAATATTTAATATACTATCCATAGATTGTGACTGGGTTAGATCCTTAAAACATCAAGAAGACTTACTCTCTTTTTTAATACCAATCTTAATCGATGGTAAGGAAATTCATTTAGCATATGATCATGATAAAATATATTCTTTATTTCCTCATGGCTATGAGGAATATAATTTAATTAATGTAGACCATCATCATGATTATATCTGTCAAGAATTTCAGAAAACACTCGTTGATGAAGGAAGCTGGCTTTTTCATTTATCCTCTGTTTTTAAGAAAAAAATAAATTATACATGGATTAATAATTGTGATTCACAACATATGGGTAGCGCCTATGCAAAGTTGGCCAAAGAACGTTTGAAATCTTATACTTTTGACCGTAATATTTCCTTTATTAAACCTCAAACTTTTGACACAATATTTATATGCTGTAGTCCTCCTGAAGATTATAATACGCCTG